GACCGCTTAGGCGGTCTTTTTTTTAACTGGAGAAACCATGACCAGTAAGTATGAAGTCACAAAGGGGATGACCTTTGCCGTCTCCGACGCACCCGTAACCGCCGAGGATTTTAACGCCTCAGGTTTCCCGGGGGAGGGCATTACCTGGCTGGAAGCGGCCTGTGCAACAAAGGAGATCACCTTCACGGGCGGTCAAAAAGGGGATATCGACGTAACCACGCTGTGCTCAACTGAACAGGAGCAAACCAACGGGCTGGCGGCACCTGCGGAAATGAGTATTACCCGTAACTGGGTTGGCGATGAAGCAGCACAGGAGGCATTGCAGACCGCTTACGAAAATGACGAACTGCGTGCGCTGCGTGTGGTATTCCCGTCTGACAACGGTTTCTACGTGCTGGTGGAAGTACGCCAGAGCTCATGGTCTGCCGCAACATCTTCCGTTGTTGGCGCTACCTATTCTCTGCGTGTACGCGGCAAACCTAAACGCATCTACGCGTCTGGTTCCTGAGCGGCTTCGGCCGCTTTTTTTATCCCTCCGATCATGTAACAAGAGAAAAATGAAATGCCGCAAAAAACATCACAGAATTCATTACGCAACGTGGCGCTTACAGCATCGAAAGCCTATCGCACCAAAGAAGGTATCACGGTCCCTGAATGGGATGGTGCAAAGGTAACGCTGCGTGAACCCTCTGGCGATGCATGGGTGAAATTCCGGGAGATCGTTAATCCCCAGCTCGCCGAGGGCGAAGAGGCACCGACGCTGACGGAGGCGGAAAAGTTTCTGCGTAACAAAGCGGCTGATGTGGTTCTGTTTATTGACGTTCTGCTGGATGAAAACGGCGAGCGCGTATTCAGCGATGAGGATCAGGAGCAGGTATCTAAAATTTATGGTCCTGTGCACTCCCGACTGTTGGCTCAGGCCCTCAACCTCGGTATGAGCCAGGAAGAAGCGGGAAAGCCGTAAAGCAGCCGCTGACCTTCTTCCTGATGTCGCTGGCGCTCCGGTTGGGGCGTACTCTCCACGAACTGCGCCAGACCATGACCGCCAGCGAGCTCAAAATGTGGATCGAGTTCGACCGCATCAGTCCGATTGGTGACTGGCGCGCCGATGCTCAGGCGGCGCAGATCTCCGTTGCAATGCTGAACTCTCAGGGCGGTAAATTCACCATTCCTGACGTGATGCTGAAATGGGGTGAGCAGGAAGAAGGCGCTGAAGTCTCAGAACTCGAAAATTGGATATCCGGTCTTTGACGCCCGCGGCTGCGGGCTTTTTTTATGGGTGAAATATGGCAACGCTGCGCGAGTTAATCATCAAAATTTCGGCGAACTCATCTTCTTTCCAGTCAGAGATCGCCAGAGCGTCCCGCATGGGAACGGATTACTACCGCACTATGGAACAGGGCGGGAAAAAAGCTGCAGCGGCCACGCGTGAAACTCAGCGGTCTTTGGCTGACCTGAACTCTCAGCTAGCAACAGTACGATCCTCTGCTGCCGGGCTTGCAGGTGCGTGGGCTGGCGCATTTGCCACACATCAGCTGATTCAGTTTGCCGACACGTGGAACCAGTTGAATGGGCGTCCTCGCCTTGCGTCCTCTTCCAGCGAGGATTACGTGCAATCCCAGCGCGTGCTGATGGAGATTAGCCAGCGCACCGGAACATCCCTTGAGGCAAACAGCAACCTGTACAGCAGAATTGCACAGTCCCTGCGTGATGCCGGTTACGCTTCTGCTGACGTCGCAAAAGTTACGGAAACCGTAGCAACCTCACTGAAGCTGTCTGGCGCCAGTACCGAAGAGGCGAGTTCTGTTATCACCCAGCTTAGCCAGGCGCTTGGCTCAGGCGTTTTGCGAGGCGAAGAATTTAACTCCATCATGGAGAACGGCGGCCGCCTGGCGAAACTGCTGGCTGATGGGCTGGGTACCACTGTTGGTGGCCTGCGAATATGGCCAACAACGGCGAGCTGACGACCAACAAGATCGTCCCGCTGCTGACCAACGTTGAGATCCTCCGTAAAGAATTCGACACCCTTCCTGCATCCATCAGCGGATCTGCACAGAAAGTGCAAAACGCCTTCCTTGCATGGGTTGGCGGGGCGAACGATGCGGTCGGCGCATCATCAACGCTTTCCGGCGTGCTGGATGGTCTGGCGAATAACATCGATGATGTGGCGAACACCGCAGGCATTCTGGTTGGTGTTGGCCTCGCTCGTTATTTTGGCAACATGGTCGGCAGCGTTGCTCAGTCAACCCGGGCAGTGCTCGCTAATACGGCCGCCGAGGTCGCGCTGGCGCAGGCACAGGTTCGCGGCGCTCAGGTTAGCGTTGCTGCTGGTCGCCAGGCTGTTTACCGCGCTCAACAGGCGCGTGCAGCGGCGACGAGTATTGAGGCTCAGATTGTCGCGGAGCGAAATCTTGCTGCAGCTCAGGCATCACTGAATACGGCGCTTGCTTGCAGGACTTCTGCCGTTAACAACCTCACCAATACAGCCTCGGTAATGTCCCGGCTGGGTAGCGGAGTGCTGGGCATTCTCGGTGGCTGGCCGGGAGTGATTATCAGTGCCAGTGCTGCGATGTATGGACTGTATCAGCATACCCAGCAGGTGCACCGTGAGGCGGTAGGTTTTGCCAACAACCTCGACGAGATCAACACCAAGCTCCAGCAGATGTCGGTGCTTGGCCTGCGTTCGACCGCGGCTGATGCCCGTACATCTTTACAGGCGCAAAAACAGGACCTGGCCGACCTCGACTCTCAGATCGCTAAGGTGAAAGACAGCCTTAAGGCGGTTGACCAAATCCAGCAGGACTACAACCGCCATCCGACGCTGACCCTGATTAACACTTTCATGGACCAGGCCGACATAACGGCCAAAAACATCGAGCTGACTGATAAGCTGAACCAGCTGGAGTACCAGCGCGAACAGGCAGCTTCAAAAGTCGAGCAAACGCAGAAGCTGGTTAACCAGGCCAGTGATCTGGCCACGCAAAAGGCTATCGAACAGGCTGGTGCCGTATCAATCCTGAAAGGTGCGTATGACCTGCTTAACCGCTCGATGTCAGCGACCGCTGGCGCCAAGCCGCCGCAATATGCCGGGCCCGTCGTCTCACTGGCTAACGCAACGCCGCAACAGCAAACCGCACTGGAGCGCTCGCGCCGCGATAATGAGCTAGCCAGCCTAAGCGGTTTAGAGAAACTCCATCAGCAGCACGTCTACGAAGCAGAAGACCTGAAGCTGACGGGGGCGCTTTACACACAGTACATCTACAACAAGGATCAGGCAGCCAAAAAGGATGCTGCGGCTGCGGAGGCAAAAAAAACCTCTACTGCCGCCTCGAAAGCACAGAGTAAAGCCGAGCGCGAAGCGGCCAGCACCGCCGAACAGTATTCCCGTAAAATGGCCGATCTGAGTGTGGCTATCGACGTGCAACGCGTCAGGGCGACGGAAGGCGAAAAAGCATCCGAGCTTTACGCGGCGTCGCACCAGGCAGGCACTAAATGGACCGATGAGCAGCGCAGGACAATCCAGGCATCATCAGCAGAGCTGGCAAAATGGACGCAAAAAGCCGACGAGAACGTGCGCAAGCAGCGCGAACAAGCCGATGCATTGAAGGATTTAACCGAAGCGGCCCGAAAGTTCAGGGATGAGGCGACGCTGACAACCGAAACCGCAGGCATGAGCGATCGTCAGCGCAGCCGGTTCGACGAGACGCAACAGATCGACCGTGTTTTTGCTAAAACGGACGGCGGTACCGAGGCCATCGCACAGCGCGCAGCGGCCCTGGATGCTCTGGATAAGAAATACAAGGCTATAGCCGCAGCTGAAGCGGACTGGATGTCTGGAGTATCACGCGGCTATGCCAACTGGTTTGATGAAATCAGTAATGTATCCGGCACGGTCTCTGACGGGGTGAAAACCACACTAGACAGCGCGTTTGGTAATGTCACCTCAATGCTCGAAGGAAATAAAGTTAGCTGGAAATCGTGGGGTATTTCTGTCCTGCAGATCATCGAAAAAGTGGCTCTGCAGATGGCGGTGGTCAGCGCGATGGGTGGTTCCTCGTCCGGTTCTGGCATCTTTGGCTCACTCATCGGCAGTGTAGGCAGCTTCTTCGGGGGCGGGGCGGGAGCAACAGCCAGCACCGGTACGGCGGTTTCCAGTTACGGATCGAGCTTCCAGTTTAACGCCAAAGGCGGAGTTTATGACTCTCCATCTTTAAGCGCTTTCAGTAATGGGATCGTCAGAAACCCCACCATGTTCGCTTTCGCAAAAGGCGGGGCCGGAATCATGGGCGAGGCCGGCCCGGAGGCAATCATGCCACTGACCCGCGCGCCGGATGGTTCTCTCGGTGTTCGTGCGGTCGGAGGTGGCGGCGGTCAGTCCGTATCGTCGGCGCCACAGGTTTATATCACTATCGATGGCAACGGCAACACCTCAACGCAAACCTCACCAGGCCTTGAGCAATTTGGTGCTGAAGTCGGGAAATTTGTCGATCAGCGATATAAGCAGAATGTAATGCGTGATATCCGCCCCGGCGGTGACATCTGGAACGCAATGAAAGGAACCCGATAACTATGGCCATTGAAACTTTCACCTGGTGCCCACGAATTAACGCGGAGGCTGATACAAATTTCCGCGTCAGGAAAGCACAGTTTGGTGATGGATATGAGCAGGTTTCAGGGGATGGATTGAACACCAGAACTCAGCAGTGGACGCTTAACTTCACTGGCAACGAAACCTACATTTCTGCCATTAAGTCTTTCCTCGACAGGCATGAAGGAACGAAAGCCTTCCAGTGGAAGCCGCCGCTTGAACCTTTGGGTTTGTACCGTTGCGAAACGTTTAAACCCACAGGGCTGGGCGCGGGGAAATTCAACCTTGAAGCAACATTCATCCAGGCATTTAAACCATGAGCTTAAACGCAGACTATCAGAAGCTTGAATCCGGAAACGATGTTCGTCTGATTGAGGTGGACGGTTCTTCCTTTGGGCTAACGGACGTTCTCCGCTTTCACAATTACAGCATTCCCCACACAGAAGCGGAAATCATCGCCGCTGGTGGGGATGAGTCCAGGCTTCCGGCGAAACCAATCTGGTGGCAGGGAAATGAATATGCCGCCTGGCCATATCAACTGGAAGGTCTGGAGAAATCAACCAGTGGGAGCAATGCAACGCCATCCCTGACGGTTGCGAACATCGAAAGCTCCATTTCAGCCCTGTGTCTTGCGTATGACGATCTGCTGCAGGCGAAAGTCACTATTCACGACACAAAAGAGAAATATCTCGATGCCAGAAATTTCGCAGACGGCAACCCCACAGCAGACCCGACTCAGGAAAAGCTGCAGGTCTGGTATATCGACGGGAAAACGGGCGAGCTTGCCGGTGAAACCGTTGAATTTGTTTTGTCCAGCCCGATGGATCTGCAGGGGCAAATGATCCCGACGCGACAGCTTCATTCCCTGTGTACCTGGTGCATCCGGAATAAATATCGTACCGGCGACGGCTGCGACTATGCCGGCACCCGCTATTTTGACAAAAACAACAACCCGGTAAGCGATCCGTCGCTGGATGAATGCAACGGCACGCTGACGGCCTGCAAACTCCGATTCGGCGAAAATAACGAACTCTCGTTTGGTGGCTTCCCGGGCACGTCTTTGATCAGGAGTTGATATGCGTCAGAAAACCATCGATGCGATTATGGCGCATGCTGCAGCTGAATATCCTCATGAGTGTTGCGGCGTGGTGGTGCAGAAAAGCCGCGTTGAACGTTATTTCCCGTGCCGGAATCTTGCCGCGGCGCCGGAGGACAATTTTGTCCTTTGCCCCGAAGACTACGCAGCTGCTGAGGACTGGGGAACGGTGATCGCCATCGTTCACAGTCACCCTGACGCCACAACGCAACCGAGCGAACTGGATAAAGCGCAATGCGACGCAACGCTTTTACCCTGGCATATTGTGAGCTGGCCGGAGGGGGATTTACGCACCATCCAGCCGCGCGGAGAACTGCCGCTGCTGGAGCGTCCGTTTGTGCTTGGACACTTCGACTGCTGGGGGCTGGTAATGAGCTATTTCCGGCAAACGCATGGTATCGAGCTCCACGATTACCGGGTGGATTATCCCTGGTGGGAAAACGACTATCCGGACAACTTCTATCAGGATTGCTGGTATGAGTGCGGATTCCGTGAATTCGACGGGCCACCGAAACCCGGCGATATGGTGATCATGCAGGTCCAGGCCGATAAGTGGAATCACGCGGGAATTCTGCTGGAGGGAAATATGCTGCTGCACCACCTGTACGGACATCTGAGCCAGCGCGTGCCGTATGGGGGCTACTGGCAGGAAAGGACGATGAAGATTCTACGTTACAAATCTCTGTGCTAACCTCTTCTTAATTTAAACAAGGGGATGATGTAATGAGGAATATTTTAATTTTAGCGTTTGTCACATTTTTGTTTGGCTGCACTGAAAGAGCGCGACCAGCAGATGAAATCGATCATGAAAGTGGACTAGTTAAAATATTCAGCACTAAAAATTTAAATGCTGCGCAAGATAGGGCTGATATTCTTTGCAGTAAAAAATCATATTATGTGAAAGCACTTCATGAAAGTAATTTGATGCTTTTAAGAAACAACCCTTCCGACGTTTATTTGTTTGATTACATTCCTTTTCAGTGTGATCTGAAAGCCGCCGCTAACGGGGGAAACTCTGAAGCTAAAGCGCTCTATGACAAAAATCTTACTGATGCATATCGTAAGCTTGAAGAGTCTAAAAGAAATCAATATGAAGCGCATAAAGCTTATGCCAAAAAGCATGGGATTGATTCATATAGCGTAGTTAATCCTGATGGCAGCATAGAGGCCCACACAATAGATTCCAACGGTGATGCTTGTCATAGCGCTGTCAGTATATTTGGAGGGGAAACAGTCTGTGACTAATTTATGTTGCTCTAATTAGTCAATTTTCGAGGTTCATATGACAGAAAATATGACTCAAATTGAACTCGGAGGCATTCTGGGTAAAACATTTGGGAAAATGCACTATCGGCTTATTAGTAAGACCAGCGAAGCTACTCGCAGTTTGGCGGCAACACTGGATGGTTTTGAGAAGTTCATGATCTCCAGCCAGCGGAGGGGATTAACATATGCTGTTTTTAAGGGTAAGAAAAATATAGGTCTGGATGATTTTGGCTTTCCCGTTTCTGGTGAAGTGATCCGGATTGTCCCTGTAGTAATTGGAAGTAAAAAAGCTGGTCTTTTGCAGACGATCTTGGGGGCCGTGCTTATCACTGCAGCTGTATTGACTGGCCCTGGCGGTATTGGTGCTGCGTTCGCTGCTGGTGGATTCACGGGGTTTGCTGCAGCCACTGGCGCCTCGTTGGTCCTCGGTGGGGTTATTCAGCTTCTTTCACCACAGCCATCAGGCATAGCCAGCAAACAAAGTGCAGATAACCGCGCATCCTACGCATTCGGTGGTGTAACAAACACCGCGGCGCAAGGCTACCCGGTGCCGCTCCTTTATGGTAAGCGTCGAATCGGCGGAGCGATTATTTCTGCCGGAATTTATGTCGAAGATCAGCAGTAGATAACTAACCTTTTTTCTGGCCACCTTCGGGTGGCTTTTTTTATGGGCGCAATATGGCTACAGATAAAGTGTTAAAGGGCCGCAAGGGCGGCAGCTCCAGTTCACGAACCCCTACCGAACAGCCTGATGATCTGCAATCTGTAGCGAAGGCAAAAATCCTCGTTGCGCTTGGCGAAGGGGAGTTTGCAGGTCAGCTAACCGGCAAAGATATCTACCTGGACGGAACAGCCCTGGAGAATGCTGACGGCTCCCAAAACTTCAGCGGCGTAACGTGGGAGTTTCGCGCGGGAACGCAGGCGCAAAAATATATTCAGGGTATTCCCGGTACCGAAAACGAAATCAGCGTAGGAACTGAGGTATCAAGCGCTACAGCTTGGACACGCACGTTTACCAATACGCAGCTTTCAGCAGTTCGCCTGCGTCTGAAATGGCCCTCGCTTTTCAAACAGGAGGACGACGGCGATCTGGTGGGTTATTCGGTCAATTATGCGATTGACCTGCAGACGGACGGCGGCACATGGCAGACGGTACTCAATACCAGCGTGACCGGCAAAACGACGTCTGGTTATGAGCGCAGCCACCGTATCGATTTACCGCAGGCTGGCAGCACCTGGACAATACGTCTGCGTAAGATTACCTCTGACGCCAACAGCGCGAAGATCGGCGACACGATGACGCTGCAGAGCTTCACCGAGGTGATTGACGCCAAACTGCGCTACCCGAACACCGCGCTGCTTTACATCGAATTCGACTCAAGCCAGTTCAACGGCTCTATTCCTCAAATTTCATGCGAACCGCGCGGCCGTGTTATCCGCGTTCCAGATACCTACGACCCTGAAACCCGCACTTATAGCGGTACATGGACCGGTGCGTTTAAGTGGGCATGGACGGATAACCCTGCGTGGATTTTTTACGATCTGGTTGTTTCTGACCGGTTCGGCCTCGGGCACCGTTTGACCGCTGCGAATATTGATAAATGGACGCTTTATCAGGTTGCCCAGTATTGTGATCAGATGGTACCAGACGGCAAAGGTGGCAACGGTACCGAACCTCGTTATACCTGCAACGTGTACATTCAGGACCGGAACGATGCCTACACAGTCCTGCGTGATTTTGCTGCTATCTTCCGTGGCATGACCTACTGGGGCGGGGATCAGATTGTGGCCCTGGCTGACATGCCGCGCGATGTTGATTACAGCTACACGCGCGCTAACGTTGTTAGCGGTCGCTTCACTTATTCGAGCAGCACCACGAAAAGCCGCTACACCACAGCGCTGGTTTCATGGTCAGACCCGGGTAACGCTTATGTCGACGCGATGGAGCCGGTATTTGAACAGGCGCTGGTGGCGCGGTACGGCTTCAATCAGCTGGAAATGACGGCCATTGGCTGCACCAGACAGTCAGAAGCGAACCGAAAGGGACGTTGGGGTATTCTCACCAACAACAAGGATCGCGTTGTTTCGTTTGATGTCGGGCTGGACGGAAACATTCCTCAGCCGGGCTACATCATCGCCGTGGCAGACGAGCTGCTTTCCGGAAAGGTTATGGGCGGTCGAATCAGCTCCGTTAACGGTCGTGTTATCAAACTTGACCGCGTGGCAGATGCATCAGCAGGTGATCGCCTTATTCTCAATCTTCCCTCCGGAGCGTCGCAGAGCAGGACCATTCAGGCCGTGAACGGTGAATCAGTCACGGTCACCACGGCATACAGTGAGACGCCACAGGCCGAAGCTGTTTGGGTGGTTGAATCTGACGAGCTCTACGCGCAGCAGTATCGAGTTGTCAGCGTCTCCGATAACGATGATGGCACTTTCTCGATTAACGGCGCATGGCACGATCCGGATAAATATGCCCGTATCGATACCGGAGCCATCATTGACCAACGGCCAGTGAGTGTGATCCCGCCGGGTAACCAGTCTCCGCCTGCCAACATCGCGATCAGCTCATTTTCTATCGTTCAGCAGAATATCAGTATGGAAACCATGCGTGTGAGCTGGGATCAGGCGCAGAATGCTATCGCCTATGAAGCACAATGGCGACGCAACGAAGGAAACTGGGTTAACGTTCCGCGCACCTCAACCGCCTCTTTTGACGTTCCGGGTATTTACGCCGGACGTTATCTGGCTCGGGTTCGGGCTATTAACGCTGCAGAAATTTCCTCCGGATGGGGTTATTCAGAAGAGAAAACGCTCACGGGTAAAGTTGGTAATCCGCCTAAGCCGGTGGGCTTCGTCGCTTCTGATAACGTGGTATTCGGTATCGAACTGAACTGGGGATTCCCGGCGAACACTGGCGACACGCTAAAGACGGAAATCCAGTACAGCCTGACCGGGACAGAAGACGATGCAATTCTTCTGGCAGACGTGCCTTATCCACAGCGCAAGTATCAGCAGATGGGCCTAAAGGCGGGACAGATTTTCTGGTACCGCGCGCAGCTGGTGGACAGGACCGGAAACGAATCAGGGTATACAGACTGGGTGCGAGGTCAGGCCAGTATTGATGTTTCCGACATCACAGATGTGATCCTTGAGGAAATTAAAGAGTCCGATACGTTCAAAGACCTGATCGAGAACGCGGTAGACAGTAATGAAAAAATTGCTGGCATGGCTGACGACATCAAACAAAATGCTGACGACATTGAGCAGAAAGCTCTGGCCATTCAAGAAAACGCTGATGGTCTGGCGCAAGCCGAGGTGAAGATTGACCAGATATCGGTTTCGATGGACGGGATGACAGGAGGGGTGAAGAACTCTGCAATTGCAGTTATACAGAGTGGTCTGGCCCAGGTTACCAGTCGTCGATCCCAGACGGCTACAAACGCCGGAAACAGCGCCAGCATTGACCGTATTGACACGACTATTGCGGATGCCAGTTCGGCTGTAGCGAGCGCGTAGGTTACGCTGGATGCGTCAGCCGGTGGGAATATCTCCAATGCCACTGACCTCACCGAAACGCTGGCTGACTTCACCCAGGCTTCGGCTACGAAAATAAACACGCTGACTGTTACCTCTGGAGAAAATACTGCGGCCATTACGGTAAACGCGAAGGCGGTTGCCGACGTGAACAATAACCTCAGCGCGATGTACAACATCAAGGTGGGCGTTTCAAGTAACGGTCAGTATTACGCGGCAGGGATGGGGATCGGCGTTGAGAATACGCCGAACGGCATGCAGTCGCAGGTAATCTTCCTGGCTGACCGTTTCGCAGTTACCACCCAGGCTGGCAGCACTGTGTCATTGCCGTTTGTTATCCAGAACGGTCAGACGTTTATCCGTGACACTTTCATTCAGGATGCCACGATTACCCGGGCAAAACTGGCAGAAACACTCAGTTCAGTGAATTACGTTCAGGGACAAGCCGGGCTCTCCATAAACTTCAAAACGGGAACGCTTGAGAACTATGGTTCGACAGCAGGAGAAGGCTCTATGAAGCAAACTAACCAGACAATTACTGTCCTGGACTCCAATAATGTTGTGCGAGTCCAGATCGGAAGAATAACTGGAATCTGGTAAACAGATTTTCCGTTACAGGTTCTGTTTCAACTGGAGAATATTATGGCTGTATACGGCGTGCAGACATGGAATGCAAATAGTGTAGTTAACAATTATGGAATAAAGCCTGTTTCCGTCATTGGATATAATGAACTTGCAAAAAATCAGCAGGTCGCATCGTTTACTTATGTTGTACCTGTTGGTTGTAAGTTGAATTTTTATCAGGTTAATAACGTCGAGAACTTTGACAGCAACATGAGGCGAAGAGTTTATGTTTCTGGGAATAGAATTATTGTTGAGGCAATAAATGATACAACGTTCGGGGCAGACACATTTCCGGCAGTCAGGTCATTCATTATTGCGGTAGCAGAGAAAATATAATGGCAGATTATGGTGTTTTACTGGCTAACACCAGTGGTGAAATTTGGGTTTCCCCGTCCAGCATTCCGTTAGCATTATTTACAAAGAGAACTGGGGCGCTTCCATCAAATCAGGGGGGAACATTAACCGTCTCGGTTAGCTATGATGCAACCAAACCCATTATCCCTTTCGTATACACAACTGGAGAATGCGCTATCTCCTGGTCGGTGTCTGGTGGAGTATGCAGCGTTACGTTTAGTCGGTCTGCATCTGGTAGCTATGAGATCTATTTCTTCACCATTTTCCAGCAAACCCCGCCAGCCTTTGGCATTGCCATATGGGATGCTACAGGGAAGTGCATTCTGACCAATGAAACCAGGACGCTGGCAGATATGAATAAACTTGGAGATCCCAATTCTGCTGCATCTTCGGGTATTAATATCAATCAGGTACTGTCTGGTAAATGGGGTTGTGTGCCTGACTCGTTTGGGGCGGTGACAGGCGTCATCAATACAGGCGGTCAACCGCAGCCGTTTGCTTCTGAATTTAAAGCGCTGGCAAAAGGTGAGGGTGGGAATACGCGGTGTTATGCGTACCCTATTTTAGGGTCTGCGGGTACTGGTGTCGGAGATATTGTCTATCACAACCTGAGGAATCAGATGATGGTTACAAGGCTGGACGTTTACGATTAATTGATCGCTTAAAACGATCAGATTCATCAAATTGATCAACTAAATCAATTATATCCCTTTTCCTCATGCTGTTATTGTGAAACTTCAGGAATACTCTGGGATATCATTAAAATGAAAAAATTATTTTTATGCATGACTGTGGCTATTGTGCTGTCCGGTTGTGCAGGTGTGCTTGAGAAGCAGCAACCAGTATGTACAGGAACCGCGCTGATTGGCGGGCAGGAAAATAGTGTACAGATTTACGGTGTCCGTAAACTAAACAATCAGACGCAGTACCGTGCCGGATATCCATTTAACTGGAGCTGGGTAAGTGCGAACACATTCACCAGCACGTCGTGTAAATAAACCTACTAGCATTACAGCAAACCCCGCCTTGGCGGGGTTTTTTATTGCCTGGAGAAAACATGCTCTATAACACCGGAACTATCGCAATCAACGGAAATACAGCAACCGGCACCGGCACAAACTGGACGGCACCCGTCAGCCAGATTCGCGCAGGGCAGACGATTATTGTCATGTCGAACCCGGTGCAGTTGTTCCAGATTTCATCTGTAAATAGCGCCACGTCCCTGACGGTAACGCCAGCTGCTTCCCCGGCGCTGAATGGCCAGAAGTACGGCATTCTTGTGTCGGACATTATCTCTGTTGATGGGCTGGCACAGGCCATGTCCCAGCTCATTAATGAGTATGACGAGAATATTGGCGCCTGGGAGACGTTCGCCACCACCTCAACAAACCAGACGATCACCGTAACCATCAACGGTGCCGCCGTTACCATTCCGGGTATTGGGGGACTGGCTAGAAAGGGGGCAAACGACGATATCACTCAACTAACCGGGCTGACTACTGCGCTATCTGTTGCCCAGGGCGGAACCGGAGCAAAGACTAAGGAAGACGCTCGCACAAACCTCGGTTTGGGAAGTAGTGCCACAAAGGATGCTGGCACCTCAAATGGTAACGTCATTCAGGTCGGTGGATTTGGGGTTGGCGCAGATGCTTCTTTAGCCACTCAGTTGGCAAGTCTGACGGATGGTTATCGTGGTGGGCTTTATCGTATGCGAGGGGATGGTGCTGCTCCAGCTACGATTGGTGTCCCGGCCGGAAGTGGAAACGCCATAATCGGGCTGATTTCAATACCTGTTTATTCAAATGCTGGCTTTGGGATGGCATTCAACCAGAATAACCTTTGGACAGGTGTTTACGATCCTGCAAACCCAGCTGCAGCTACATGGAAAAAATGGTGGGGTGAAACAAACACTACCGTCGACACGAACGGCTTTATCAAGCGCGCCTCTCCAGTGGTTAAGCTTTACGGAACGGGGGAGGTTGAATGCAATGAGGAAGCGGAGGGAGTAACTGCTTCGAGAGAGACGGAGGGCGTTTATCGTGTCATGGGGAGCTCTGGCCTTAGTCTCGAAGGATGGACAGTTGAGATCCCACAAGATATCAATGGCAACTTCCTGTGCTTTGTTGATATCAAAAGCGCCGATGATGGAATGCTGACTATTTCGGTTTTCCGTCGCCGTTTTGATGTGGATACAGCGATGATTATAGCTGGAGACCCGATGGATATACCTGATGGGCGCTGGATAGATCTTCGCCTGGATATGCCAGAAGACTGTATTTGGAATCTGCGTCAGAAAGTAGCGATGAACGTGGCATTGCAGGAACCCGCTACGTAAAGAAAACAGCCGCCTGTCGTATGCAAGAACGGGCGGCTGCTGGATTCCCAGTATTCATGCCAAGCTTCCGAGCTATAGTTTACTTGCTACTTTGCCTCGCGTCTCTTCTCTCAATATGTCTGGCTTTCCATTCGGAATAATCCCTCAGTAACCATCTGGAACATCTGCCGAGTTTTATCGGAGCGGGGAATTCTCCGTTATTTATAAGTTTGTAGAAGTAACGGGATGTAAACCCTGAGTCATTTGTCATGTAAAGCATGTCGATGAAAGAATCTTCAGCAAGGCCGGTTCGTGTTTTTTGCATGATGTTTACACCTATAAAGCGATTTGTGTAAGGATGGTTGGATACCAACAAGATAGCGAGGGAATTGATGGAAAGGTTAACTCTCACAAGAAAGGAAGCAGCTGAACTTCTGGGTATCTCAACTGCTACCGTGACGCAGTGGGTTCTTGAAGGCCGGCTCAAAGCCTACCGAGTTAGTGATCGGCCCAAGTCACCGTATCTTTTTACCAAAGAAGATTGTCAGGCTGCTTTGTTAGCAGTGGAAGTCGAGCCAACGAAGCTGAGAGGCAAAGAGCAAAAGGTAGAAGCTGAAATGGAGTTTTCGAGGCGGCAGAAAGAAATGAATAAAAAATTGCGTAAAATGCTAAATATGCCTGAAAAAGAATGACCCGGCGCTGTGGCCGGGTTGGTTCTATTTCACTAATCTTAAGCCAGTTTTTTTGTTAATAGGATAAAGTTGTTCTATTTCATCATAATGTATTGAGAATACTTGCGATAATTCGCTTTCGTCATAATCAAGCTCTTGTTTGACGTGTTCAAATATCTCTTTTAGCAATGTTGGCTTTTCATTATCAGGAGATAATTGTACTGGTTCATTGAGTCTGTATCCGCGCGCAGACATCTGACGCCAGATATATTCATTTTGTCCCTGATTTAAATATCCTAAAGTTTTGGCTCTGAAAATTACGGAGGCCATTGAGGTTCTCCAGTAAGGCTTCAAGGTTGCAGCTTTTTCAATGCTCATATCACGAAGATAGGGAGATATGTCACGTGCAGGCATTAAAAATTCTGCTGCGAAGGCATCAGCTTCGCTCTCCATGTTTGGATTAGGCGATTTATGCACGACTAAATGGCCAAGCTCGTGCGCTAGTGTGAAACGATATCTGTCAAGGGGCTGATTTCTGTTGATGAAAATAATCGGTGGTAATCCTGGAAGGTTGTAGCTAACCCCAGATAAGCCAGTATCATCCATGTCACACTCGATTATTAAGCATCCAGCTCTTTCAAGAACCTCGATCAAGTTTTTCACCGGACCTGCGGGCATATACCAACTTTTTCGCGTATTTCTTGCAATTTCAGTTGCATCACCGTTGTAGTCGTCAGGATCATATGAAGGTAATTCAAACTCTGGTTCAAAATCAACGAACTGAAGAAGTTTTCTAATGTGAGCTATTCGTACATTAATCTCTGCTATTAGGCGATCTAAAACCTTTATACCCACAGATGCTTTTTTTCTATACATTGGAGCCGCGCTAATTGGTCCACCGTATAAGCGTTCTGACATCGTAAAAAAACTTAGTGGGCATGATAACGCCTCAGAAAGTTTCTGAGCTTGTTCTGGTGTTACAGCTTTAAGCCCCTGTTCTATCTTCGAAAGTGTTCCTTGGGACATTCCCACTTTTTCTGATAAAACTTTTTGGCTGATTCCAAGCATTCTGCGGCGAAGCTCGATCATCTCATTTCTAATTAAAGAGAGAGATTCAGGAATTTGTGCCATCTTTGTTTACCACGTTTTCTTTTGCATGTTTGCGAGGTTTGATAACTTTTTTCGCGACAGTTTTAGCTGTCTCGGTTATGCTTGGTTCAAGTGTTTGAGGAATTTCAGCAACATTATCGCCTTCAATATCTATTGCCCAAGCGACAAATTTGTCTTTTCTTTGAACAATTGCAATTTTGTCAATGTTGATCCCATCATCGTCTAAAACATACAGCAACTCTAAGCGAACTTCTCCGCCAAACATATCAATCTCTGGGTCATGATATTTCATAGCTGATTGAGTCTGAAGGTTGGAGGAAAGGAAGTTGGAGTCTGCCTTGTTAAACTTAATGAAGAATCTGTCATTAACTGCAAATCCTTGATTGTAAGGTATTTTTGCAAACCTAATGCCTTTGTGTTCACCTGTTGAAAGTTCTTTTATCATCTCGAAAAAATAATCATTCCATACGAGATTTGCACGGACGCGCTTGTGCTGCATGCGAGGTGCTATTGGACCCGTAACCCAAGAGTTCCATGCAGCATGTACAGCTTTTCGCAACAGAGGGAAATAGGGTTCAAGTTCCAGCAACGCTTCTTCTTTAGAGATAAGGGACATAACTCGCACTCTGTTATTGATGATAATGATAAGAGTACCATCAACAACAAAAATGACAACAAAATATTCCTAAAAATATTCCTTAGCCATTAACATATTGAATTTAAGAATTGTTTAGCCAATGATCCGACTCTTCAAACATCTCCTCCAGCATGCGGTTCAGCTTTTCCCGATCGCTTTTACTGGCATCGCTATTCAAGCCGTTCGCCTGCATCGGTTTTACTCTCACCTCGGCATCAGGGAAAATCTGGTGCACTCGCTTCGTCAGCTCTGCCAGGATAATCTCTCTGGCCCCATCCAACCCTTCCACATTACGTTTGTCATAGACCAATTCAACGAACATATACGCACCTCTAAATACTGTTTGGATATACAGCATTAAAGGCGCGGGAGGTTTTCCTGTCAAGATAACAGGTGAAAGTAGTCATGTTTTGGGGCGTTTTTTGAAGTGAATTTTCAGTTAGTCTGCCTGAAACGCAGATGGTGTCTGATGTCGGCATAATTGAGCCGTGGGGCATGGATGGGGCAAAAGTGGTCTGTGAAGTTCGTTAAAGTTCGTTAATCATGCTTTGCATCTATCTCGCTCATCCCTTGTTTTATGCGCTCCTGGACGATCTTTATCGATATTAAAAATTATGAGTTCATATTATACAAATGTAGC